CTATACAACTATATGCCTATTTCACGAGCACAAATACCTAAGCAATTGACTGGTGGTAAAAAGAAAAAGTTGAAACGCCAGGCAGCTATTGCTATAAATATGAAGAAACGTGGTAAAAAACCGAAAGGAAAATAATCATGCCTAGTCATTACGATAAAGAAGACAAAGAAAAGAAGAAGAAAAAAAAGAAAAAGAAAAAGAAAAAAGATAAGAAGAAAAAATAGTGAAACCACCAAAAAGACCTGATGTTATAGAAATAGGTCCTTTTAAAGTTCATTTAAAGCTTGTCAGTCACGATTTAGCCTATGAGGTAGGTGAACAGCAAGGCTCTTTTCACTCTAAACCACCACTTACAATAGTACTTGATGAAAACATCATGCTATTAGAAAACGAAAACACTTTTAATTTGTTAGTTCATGAGCTATTTCACTGCTGTTATTATCAATACAATTTAGAAAAGGCTAACGAAGAAGAGAATGTAGTAAACGCCTATGCTAACTTTGTCACAGAGCTATTTACCAGGAGTAATGTTAAAGATTATCTTGTATACTTAACACGAGATAAATTAAATTGATCATAAAATATTTTTTAGTAGGAGTCTTTTGCGTAGCACAACCATACGATGATTGTATTCGTGTGGCAGGTGAAAGATATTTCGATACAAAAGAATCTTGTGAACTAGCAGCTCAGAGTTTTGGTAACATAATGATGGCACAGAATCCTACAAATACTGTCGCTGTGCAATGTGTTGATGCTTATCCTATTATGTTGAATCAGGATGTGTAGATATAAGCTTATCTAAATACCACCTGGCTTTCTTTAAATCTTCTAATCCGTTCTTGAATTTTTGCCTTACGACATACTTAATCACATTACCGCTAAAATAATCTAGCTTAAATTCTGCAATAAAATCTGACACTTGGATCTTGGCTCCGACATAATATGGCGGGTTTATTTTATCTAAAACCTTGGACTCTTTATCTTTCTCCACCATTCTTTGTCCTTGTTTTTTTCGTTTAGTTCGCTATTCATTTTACGTAAAAAATCATTTATTTCTATTTGATCTTTGACCTGGTCCGTGAGCCGTGCAACTTTCTCCCTTAACAATTTTACTTCGTCCCTTATCGTTTTTATTTCGTCTTCCATTATTTTAACCTCTCTCTGTGTATCCTGGCCTGGCGATCACCGATTACCCACACCATATAACCAATAAATAATAATATTAAAGTATTCAATACTAACAATCCTAAAATCATTTGCGCCTCCTATTTTTATATCTACTAGACCTACGTCTTCTTTTTTTAGATCCTATCTTTCGTCTACCTTTATGAAACCCTGCTCTTCCTGTGTGAGCCATTACTTATCGATGCCCTTACCGACATCTTGTCCGGGAACCTTGGATCTTAAATGTATATTAAATGCCATAGATCTACGCTCACCTTCACTACGAAACGGATAGACCTGGTGCGATAACCAACTAGGAAATATATACAGATCACCTATCTGTGGTTTAGCCATGTGTGAATGCTTACTAAAAGTATTTGGCACACTACCTAGAAATTCTAAACAACCAACACTAGGATAATGATCCTCTCTTCTATACTCTTCCTCATAGCCTGGTGGTATCTTTAAAAAGAACACACCTGATAGCTGCGAGTCATGTATATGTACAGGATTAAAGTCACCTGCGTACTGACTTACAACCCATGAAGTATAAGTCATGTTAGTATTTTCTGGATTAAATTGATTACCAACAGTTTTTAGTATATACTCCGTCACTAATTTATTTATCACTAACTCTAGTGATTTAATTTCGCCCAAGGATAACGCTACTTCTTTTTTCACATTACCAGCCAGGTTAGCACTGTAATCTAATTGTTCTGATCTTTTGTCATCGTTTAATATATCGTCAGCCTTTTTATTTACTTCGTCCACTATATTCTGTGGCACAGAACTCTTCATGATCCGTGGTCCGAAAGGCGTGAACAT